CCCTAATTGCGCTCGTGGTAAAGCAACTTCTGGTCTAGGCTGCCATAAAGCTTCCGCATCCGCTGTTATTACTGGCGGATCTATTTGTGGTTGTTTAGGCTCATAACATTCACCACAAACCTTATAACCATTCCACGTCATTTTTGCACTTTTATAAGGGTATGCCCACCCACAAGTGTCACAAATAAACTGAGCATATTTACCGCTTGCATAAGCCATCATATATATTCTTGTTTAGGGACAAGTCTTACAGAAGAACGATCTTCATCGTATTTTAAAGCATTCATTAAGTCTTGTTCATACTGACCCTTCAGTAGTTCTACTTTTTGAGGATTCTTTTTTAAACAAAGATAAAAAGCTAATCCTGAAACTAAAGGAGGCATAAATCGACTGGGTATGTCTACATCATTGATCGAAGCACTAGAATCTTGTATTCTTTGCCAAACATAGTAAATGAGATTATCCGTTGAATTCTCTGGTGTTGGATAAAGATGAATAACAGGAGTTCTAACCCTTTCCAACCAATACTGTGTCGGTCGGGCTTTTGTTGCCTTAGTAGGAATACTTATAAATTCATTACGGTCAACTCTGTTTATGGGATAATCTGTAACAATACCACTAACGGTTCTTTGTATATAGGCATCTAAAATGTCTATATCATAAGTATTAATAGTATATTCACTGGTTCCTTCAGTTAAAGTGGTTGTTACTTTACTAACTTCCCACATTTGAATACCTCTGTTTGACCAATCAGCAAACATAATATTCAAAGAACGACGTGCTGTAATTGCATCGTACGAAGTACGGGCTTCTAAACCCGCAAGTTCGTACGCTTCTTCTATTGCAACTGCTACATCTAAACTAAATGCACGAGTACCCGAAGTAGCCATGATCTACGATCCTGGAGCTTCATAGTACTTCAAAAATTCACACCATACAGTATATTCGTTTCCAGCGTCCGCCGTTGATGGAACTACTAAAAGAACATCTCCTGTATAACCTGAAGCTGCAGTATTGACCAATCCTCCAATTGAACTAAAGTCAAACACATTATCATAAGCAAGTGTCAGAAAAGTAACATCAGCAGTTGCATCCCAATCAAGAGATGCTGGTGCATCAGGTGCTCCGCTTACACTGTACCAAATTTTGTTCAAAGAAGCATGAGCGCAAGACTCACCATTTAAAGTAGAAGTATTCAAAGCAGAAACGTCTACTAAAGTAGTACTACTACCGCTCCCATCTGAATAAATCGAACAATAAACAATGAGTTTCTTTTCACCGTCTAATTGATTAGTAGGACCTGTGACTGCATCAGCCATGTGTCACCTCCTATTAAGCGTCAGCAAATGGTGTTGCTAAAGTTCCTGAACCAAGTAGCTGTGCTGCAACATGGTATTTAGCACTTCCTATTGCAGTAATAACTACAATGCTTCCTGCCAATCCGCCTTTAGTGGTACCGTTTTGAGTAAAGGTATCATTAGACGCACCAGAGATAAAAGTTTTACCTGCTGCACTATCATCAATACCTGTGTAAGCACCACCAACAAATTTGTCAGTGCCATCAGTTGTGATGTCCATATCAGTTGCTGCTGTTACAACAACAAAAGTAAACTGAGCGCCTAAATTACATAATTGATTTGGGTCTCCTTTGTCAGTAGGTTCTGTTACAACAATGCTGGGAAGGGTGAAAACACCATCCGCGTCATTACATAACAACATCCTGCCAGCATGAGAAGCCACGGTTATAGTTGTGTTTGCTGTTAAACTAACAACGGAACTGTAGCCCGCATTAATAAGACCAGCGAGAGACCTTATCGGTCCCGAAAAGGTTGATTTTGCCATAATTTCCTCCATTGGGTTGGAAATAAGTCCTACCGTCTTGGCTTGTCTGCTAGGTCAGTCTGTAGGACAAGTTTTTTCCTAGATGCTTCCATTCTATATCATTAAATTTAAAAAAGAAAGGGAGCCGAAGCTCCCTTTCCTTGTAATACTGAGTAAGAAAGTCTGTTTATATCATAAACAGTGTATTACGTCTTCCATTAAGCTCCTGGTGAACCAAAAATGCCTCTCCAGTCGCTCCAACCAAAACTATACCGTTCTCTAGCCTTGTATCTTACATTACCAGTTTCGAAGTCTCCTTCCATATTGGTTGATACCGCCGTTCTAACGAAATGTTTAAGTCCGTTAGGAACATCAGTTTTGATAAACCATGCGTCAGTATCTGTTAAATAGTGATTAACAGCATATCCTTCAGGGATCATTCCCATATTTCGGATTGCGTTAATATCATTATCAGATGTTCCGACACGACCTGGTGTTTCCATAAGTCTATCTGCTACGAATTGCAATGCAGGCGGAATTATCATTTTCTTAGCCTGTGCATTGACCTTTAAGTTTCTTTCATCTTTAAAAGCCGCAACATCAATCAGGGCTTGTTCCAATGAAGTTTCATTAAGGTCTGCTGCCGTAGACAACTCATTCCTCATATCCACATTTGCTACAGTAGGGTGATCGGTAGTCATAAGAGCTTTACCGTCTCCTCCTACATACGATGAGCTAAAACCATTATTTAAAACATTAGCTGCTTTAACTTGCTTTGTTGCTTGCATCGAACGTGCTAGTGCTTTTGTATATCGAGAAGAAAGCGTATCGTAGAGATTATCTTCGATTGCTTCTTCTGTCAATGCAAATGCCAGTGCAATTGTTTCATGAGTATAACGAGCAGTCCACGATTCTTGTGCAGTATCGTAGATGACAGCCGCGCCTTCACCTTTGACAGGTGCTTCCCCAAACCCACTTAACATTACTTCTTCCTCAAAAGCTCTTTCAGAACTTTCGGTGTCGAAAATGTCTTCGTGTTCATTGTTGAAACGTTCATATTCTAGTCCAAAGAGAGCATGAAGTCCAGGGACAAGTTCTTTTACGAGTTGTGCTCTGTTAATCGCCATGTTATTCTCCTAATCAGACTGCGAATGTTGAAGTTGGGAACGTGAAGTAAGCTCTTGCATAAGCACCTATTGCATTGCTTGGTGCTAAATTAAAGCCTACACACAAAGCTACACCACTTGAAGTAGTTGCTGTAGCACCTTCTTTTGACCTACCCGTAGTTGAACTACCTGCGGTTGTTGAGAGGGTGTATTTACTACCGATAAAACTTACTGCAGGAGTGCCTGCTGTAAATTGAGCTTCGTAAACGATCCCAGGATCATTATATACCAAAGCTTCGGCATCAGCGCTACCTTGTGTTGCTGTGCTTGCTGTCCATACTTTTGAAAACGTAGGTGTGCCATCAGACGCATTATAATAGACCCCATAAAAAACACCTATAGGAGTATCAGTCGCACCTGCTTGTTGAACATAACCACTTGAAAGAGTAACTACATCACCACTATAAATAGCGGTTCCATAGGCACTTGCGATTCTCATTCTTGCAGGACGAATAACACCACCATACATGTGATATGCGGGGGTAAACCCATCGGGTTTGTCTGTATTAGCCATAAATTATCTCCTTTATTGCTGTTACAAGTTATTATTAATCGTCGGAATTATTCCTACTACCAAATTCGACCTTTGAAGTCCGTTGGATATCACTATCCTTGATTGGCATTCTAGGGTCGCTTTCTCGCATATAGTTGTGATCAACACCTTGCATCGCCGTCTCTGCTTCATTTTGAAAATAAGCAGTTCGTTCTTTAGCGGTTTCAATCGGTACTTTAGCGAGAATTAATCCTCCGACACCTATAACTCCTGTGTTGCTACCATCTTCAATAGTAGGGGCTTCAAAATCAGGATAATCTTCTGCTCTCACAGGTTCATATCCCTCTCTAATACGTTTAGACATATTAGATTTATCATCTATCCCTCTTGTAGCTTCACGTATCCACCTGAATTGAAATCCAGGAGGAGGGTTGGGTGCGTCTAACATAGACGGGGGTGTCCAAGGCGTTCTGCGAGTTTGAGAGGCTCGTGTCTCGGCAGATCGTGAGTTTCGATCTGAAGTGACTTCTGGATTTTTAATTTCATCTGTCATTTTATACTCCTTCAATATGCTTCGCATATTCTTCTATTGGCACATTTAGTCTTTTAGCTATCGCTACTTGACTAGGTGTCAATTTTATTTTGCGTGACATTTTTCGTCCACTAGCCCCTCGGCTAGAGGCAGCAACCTGTTGCACGGGGGCAGCTTGCTCTTTTGAAAACTTGTGGGGGAAATTCTCTGCCATAAGCGCATCAACTTTGGCGTAATAATTATCGGATGTAGGATCAACTCCTTGTTCTACCAACTCTTTATGTATGCCAAAAGCCGCAAACGTCATTGCCTGATCATCTCCAAACCATGAATTCCTTTTCGCCCATGCTTCAGCTTTTGGATCTGGTCCTGCCACTTGAGGCTGTAAAGTTGGCGCATAGGTTCGTGCAGGAACTTCTTGAGTTTGCCTTCTTTCTCTAATTTGTTGTTGAGCGGATAACCGTCTAAGGTTTTCTGCTTCGGCACTTGCTCTCGAAAGTATTTCTGTTGCATTAGCAACCGCATCTGTATCTCCTGCATCTTGAGCCTCTTTTAAAAGTGTTTTGGCTCTTGCAATATCCGATTGTACCCTATTATCGTACTCTTTGAAAAGGGAAGAATCGGAATTTTTTAACTTTTCTTTCAGTTGAGAATTATTATGAGTAATACTTTGAGCATAATTAACAGCTTCATCCCGCTGTCTTTCTGCTTCCCGCATTTTATAAGTCAGTTTATCAATACGTTTCTGTACAGACGCACTTACTTCATCTAGCTCCTCTTTTACGGGGGCTACTCCCTCTGATTTTACTGCAGATGCTAAGACTTCTCCTTTAACTGAATCATCTACGTCTGCATCATGTATATTAACTTCTCCTTCAGGAAGTTCTAATTCTAGTTCTATTTTTTCTGCTTCTTCTGGCATGGTTTCCTCCATGTGGTTATTATGATAAAATTGCTTCTGGATCATCAATAGTCGCTAGTATCTCATCATCATTTAAAAGGCGCATGTCGCCCCCTTCTATTTGAAAACGAGCACCAGCATATCTACCAAAGATAACCCAATCACCTTCTTTACACCATGGTCCTTCTGGGAATTTATTCAAATCGCCATAAGCGTCTTCGCCCATGGCAACAACATACCCCACAACAGTTACAAGTTTTTCCTTCTCAATTGTTGTTTTAGCTATGTGAATTCCTCCTTTAGTAACTTCGGGTAAACTAAAAGGCAATATTAAGATACGATACCCCGTTGGACGTGGTAACTTATCTGCATGAGAGTCTAAATTTTCAGGAGTAATGGTATCAACTTGTGGTACTAATGGTTCCACATCTCCAATACTTCCAAAATTTACCACCCTGTCTGGAACAGTTTTACTAGTCATTTGCATCCTCCATATTAGAATGTAAAGTTTGAATTTCCTGTTCAACGAAACTCAAACCTGCTATTTCACCAACTACTCTTTGGTATTGAATAAAATCCTCAATACTTCCAGCAGCCAGTGTCTGCGAAAGAGCATCTTTTCTCTCTCGAATTTTACGGAGCAAATGCTCCGTTGCTACGATATAGTCCACTAATTACTTAATGTATCTATACCAAAGAAGTCCTTTAGTTTGACCGTAAGCAGCTTTAACTTTTGCTTTTTCAGGTTCATCCAAGCAATAGCCCGCTT